GTTTCCAGAATCCGAAGATGATAAAACTCCACTTTTAAAAGGAACTGGTCTAGCAAGGAAATTCTTAATCTCAGTTGAGGTCTCTTCAGAGGCATTTCCAAGCCAGGGTTTAACATTGGATGGTTCAGGTTTCTCCATCATGGTCGCCTGAACGGGATCACGGAAGTGAGTAACTTGTTCCTGAGTGGTAACATCTACTTCAAGCGCAGGTGTCATATTATCGTTATAATTTTCTGGATTTGAATTAGCGATTCAAGAAATTTACTAACCACACATATCGAATCAAACACGTGCGTAAAAGTGGTGGAAGAATAGCCTTTAATTTATAGTGGCACACATTCGACAATAGAAACAAAAATGTTTCTCCACTCTAACTCATACATTCAGGATTTGCTGCATCATTCATACACCAATTAAACGAAGCCCCATTATATGAGCGTCTCTTAATCTGTCTTTCCGACTATTGCACCATATTTCTCCATCTCAGAGAGCTTATACTCACTGTAGGTCAAGATAGTTGGGCGCAAACCATGCTTAAGAGCGGCACGGCGAAACCTATCACTCCAATAATTGAAGACATGCTCAGCATGAAGCGAAAGCTCCGTACAAGCAACCTCAATATTCAGAGTGGTGGCTTCAACGATGTCCATGGTGTTTCTTGTCCAATTTGGAATTTCCAAAACTGAATCTAAATCCAAGGGAGCTTCCCATTTCAACAGATCGTCATTGTAGACGAAACCTCTTTTAAGGTATTTCACTTCAGCAAGAGATCTGTAAGGGAGCATTTCTCCACTCTTGGACTCATCAGTGTAAGTCATTCCAAAAGTTGCAAAAGCCTCACTCATTAGAACCTGATTGTAAAATTCCGTGGCATAGTCCGAAATATTCAAAACATTGTCATCTCCATAAGCTACCATTGTTACGTGGTTGCGAAAAGATCTCATGGAATTATCTTGAGGTCTATCGGCAGTTAACAAGAGCCAAACATATCGACAAGCAATGGAATTATACATTGAGTTCAAAATGGCCGTGAGAGGATTACCAGAGGGTTGAGAATGAGTCCAGTGATAGATTGTAGATCCACACACATGCACAGAATTTACAATCTCACACCAGAGCAC